TTAAGCCGCTGCCACGGATAGTAGATCGTTGATGCCACTGTCTGATTCATCAATGCGTCTGCATATCCGCATAGCGTTGACGCGCATGGCTGGCCCTTTGGTACGGCTCAGCATGTCCTTCTTCACGTACTCGACCTTGCACACACGCTCAATCTGTTTCTTGAAGTCATCGTAGCCGAAGCTCATGGATGAGCAATACGCCTTCATAAGCTGCTCCTCAATGAAGTAGTCGATATACCCCACGGCAAACCCATGCTCCACCCGGCCTGAGATGCGAGAGCGCGGTATCTCCTTCCAATCAATCGCCTGCTTGGTCGCGTCATCATAGCCAAGGTCGATTGTGACCAGCCCATTGGACTCACGGATGATGACGAAGTTGCCATAGAAGTCACGTGTGTAAGCGTTCAGCACATCCTCCGCAGTCCGAGCGCCAAGCTTCATGCTGGTACGCATACGGTTCACAATGCTGTGCAGGTAGTCAATGATCCCGGTCATGGGCAAGTCCACGATCTTGGCGTGCTTGCTGCCCATCACGATGCCTGCCGTGACTATGGCACCTATGCCGGCCATCCAGTAACGCTCATCATTTGTCGCCTTGTACTCCAGATACATCCGCTGCACCACGTCTGTTGCCAGCGGCTTGAAAAGCTCAAAGTTCTTCGCCATGTACTCGGCTAGCATGAACCCCGCGATTCCAAAATTCTCCTGCAGCGACTTGATGACCTCCACCTCCTCCGCTGTCCACTCCAGCTTGTCATTCAGCACGAACTCCAGTAGCCGCCTAAGCTCCCCTTCCGATGCGTGCTTACGCTCACCTGTCAGGTAGTCCACAGCGTTCGTATTTGATGACATCAGGCAGGTGGTCATCCATGTGGACAGGTTCAAGCGCTCCTTATTCGACCCGGACTCCATACGCTCCTTGCCCCGGCCTTCGGACATATCCAACAGGAATGCCGGGAACCACTCAAAGTCGTTGCGGTTCTTGCTGGTTATCTCATCAGTGATGAGCGGGAGTGTGTGCAGCAGGCCAAGGCGCTGTTGCATGGCTACCGGAGATGTCCCCTTGCCAGTGCGGTAGTGCACAGGATGCCCCCACACCGATGCTGCCGCTTCCAAGCCCAAGGACTTGCCCGTTCCTGAGTCAGTGGACGCACAGTGGAACGTCATCCCGTACAGCCCTGTGAAGCGCATGAATGGCGCTGCAGCCCCGGCCAGCATGACTGTGAGTTGCGCGTACATCTTGCGCTGGATCAGCATGTTGATGAACTTGCGCCAGTTCTCCAACGTCCCACACGGCTCTGTGTTGGCTGTCAGATTCTCCAGCCCCGGCATGGGCACCTTGAACGGCTTAGCGTGCTTCGTGAACACACGCCCACCAAGGACAAACGAGTTGTCATCCTGCCAGCCGCAGCTATCGGGAACCTTCACCGTACTCTTATTGGTGCTGGCCTGCTCGACACAGGCGCGGATGTAGGCAAACAGATTAACGTCATTGCCTGCACCAAACGAAGCGATGATATTCTGCTGTGCCAAGGACTTCAGTGTTTCATCCTTGCTGACAACGGCTTTGCTTGGCATGGTCACATCAAGCGGCCCATCAGGGCGCATAGCCAGCATATGAACTGTGTGATCCCCGGTGTGCTTGAGGATGTCAATAACGAACAGATCGAACGGCAGGATCATCACCTGTTTCTTGACCTTGATACCATCCCCATCCTCTACCAGCTTCTCGCAGTACACGCCACCCTTGGCCCCGTAGCTAAACCCTTTAGGCGGTACAGGGCGCTTCACCTTGATGACTTCTTCGCCCACTACCTCACTGGCATTGGGCGCTACCAGTGCTATCTCCTTCTCCGTGTTGTCAACCACTGTCTCCCGGCCCAAGGCCAGCGGGTTTGTGATCTTGCCCCAATGCTTGCACTTCGTACACACGCCGGGGTTCTCGGAGTCGAACTTGACGCAGGGGTACGGGCCTTTAATCTCGTTGAGCTTCTGGCGCATCCGGTCGTCCGCATAGGGGTGCATCTTGCTCAGCCAGATAGCCGCTCTCATACCATCCGCGCAGGGCTTTGCAATCGACAGGACTGCTCTCCACAGCGGCTCCATGCCCTCCTGTGCCGCATCCGTTACGTATGCTGCTATCTGTCCACAGCCCCGGCCTGCTTGCGTAGCCAGCCAGATTGGTTTGAACCGTGTCTCGCTGTTCTCAAACATCTTGACACCCGTGGCCGTTGGCGCTGCTGCTGTTGGGCGCGTACCCTCCAATTGGAACACGTTGTTCGACGCCTCTGGTGCGGCTGGCAGCGCTGTAAGTTTCTCCCGGATGTGCTTGGCGATTTCGTCAAAGTCCACGGAGTCACCAGCAGCCATGATCTTCACCGGGCGTGGCGTCACATACTTGGCCTTGTGGTTCATCGTGCCGGGGATGCGCAGCACCCGGGCGGAATCCGCAGTCACCGTCATGTCGATGGTGAGCGCTTCCTGTTTGCACAGGCGCTTGAAGTTCTCGGCTACAGGCAACCAAGACTCAACGGGAACAGCCTCATGAAACGGCCAGTAGCAGTGCAGACCCCCACCAGACGCAACGATCCAAGGGGTTCCGAAGGTGCCGAGTCCTGTGGTGTCAAGGAAAGCGCTCAGTGCAGCGGCTGCGTCCTTCTTGGTTGCGTACCCATCCATATCAATGAACAGGGAGCGCACGAAGTTGGCATTTTCAGCTTTGCGGCTACCCGCTTTTTTGAAGGTTGCCATCGCAATATAAATGTCCAGCTTCGTCGCTCCCCAGCGCTCGACTGCTTCCTCAATCTCTTCCAGTTTTTCTACATAAACGTGCCCAAGTTTTTTTGTTGATAGTTCTACGACACAGTAATGACCAAACCCCGAAGGTGGCAAAACCGCCGCTAAGAAATCAAGCGGAGTCATGGTGTTCCTTCAGGGTTTAGATTGTGTTTACAAGGGCGATCTTGTCGAGGGCTACTGCAAAGCGCTTAAGAACTTCCGCTGTCCATTCAGCGTCCAGCCCGTTTGGAAACAGGAGGTGCGCGTACTTCAGCAGTTCTTCGTCGCTCAAGGTTCTAGGTTGTATTCCTTGCATATTTTTCTCCAAGCAACATCCGCTGTCGGGGACGACTGCATAATTTTTGTTAAAAGTTCTACCCGTTCACGGTAGGCGATGAAGACTTCCTTGCCTGTGAACCAGTTGTACACAGTCTGTCGAGTGACACCGAGGACGTATGCGATCTTGGTTACAGGGAAGTCAAGGTGAATAGCCCAACGCCCAAGCTGGTTTCCCAGAGACTTGGGCGTTCGTGCCACACCTTCAATGATTTTTTGTGAGTAAGGCATTGTGGCTCCTTTATGGGGGGCCGAGGCCCCCCATAGTTGCTAATCTTCATCATCCCAATCAGCCACGATGGACGCCAGCGATCCCTTGGGCTTGTCCGGCACTGCGGTTGCCTTGGCTTCCGGCTTGCGGACTTCCGGCTCTGCTTCTTCCTCGGCTGGCTTCGTCGCCCGGGGCTTGCGCGTCTTCACTGGTGCGGGGGCTTCGTCTTCTTCTGGCTCCTCCACCTTGGCTGCTGCCGGTGCCTTGCCTGTCAGTGCAAGCGGTGCTGCCTTTACGCCATCCATAGCTGCCACTGTCATCGTGGTGGCTTGCTTGGCATCTGCCGTTTCTGCTTGTGCCTTGACGATAGCAAACTCATCGTCTGTCAGCCAACGCACAGGCTTGAAAAACAGCTTGGGGGACTCTGCCTTGGTATCAAAGCGCATCTGCGTCACAACGGCTTCAGGATTGACCGGGGGATTCTGCATTGCCAGATACCGAGCATATGCCTGCAGGGGGCGCTTGTCGCCATCTTCCTTGCCGAAGATTGACAGGGTTGGCAGCGTCAGTTGCAGAACGTCACCACCAACATTGTCGGCAGTCACAACAGCAAGGCGCTGTTGATAACGGCAAGCACGGCTGTTGCCTATGCCAGAGCCAGCGATGTTCTGTTCACACTTCATGCAGGTGTCGCTCTGCTTGTCCTTAGCTGTCGGATCAGGCACGTCACCAGCGTTGCTCCAGCAATCCGGGGGTGCGGGATTATCAGCATCGTACGCAGCAGCGTAAAAAATACGGCTGACCTTGGGGGCTGCAGCGACGATGACGACATCGAGAAAGCGATCATCAACGGAAGTCACTTCCTTGCCACCGGACATCAGGCGGAACACGCCGCCCTTGATGGAAATGCGCTTGGTGTTGTTGGCACTGCCGACGAGTGCCTTGGCAGTTGCGGAGAGTTCAGCATTGCGGACGTGCGCCGGGACGTTTGCGGAACCAAAAAGGGTAATGTTGCTCATCTTGTGTCTTTCTTAGTTAGACGGTTTACGAACTGAAATGTCATATTCTGACGATGCCTTCAAGCCCGGTGGTACGACCCCGGGATTGTCGGAAAGGAACTGCGCCATGTTGCCCTGCGCGATACGTTTCTCCAGCAGATCAACGGCTTCATGCTCAAGAACAAAGCGCTTGAACTCATCCCAATCCTGCGTGGAGTACCGTGTCTTCGTGGTCAACATGACCGTACCCTCGGTGGTTTTTACAGACGTGACGCCCATCGCCTTCATCTGATCTTTCATAGCGTTCTTGACGCCCTCCTGTTGGGTTTTAATCGCCTCAACTTTTGTGTCGTACTCCTCGGTAAGTACTTCGATTGCTGACCGCATCTTGCGATAAATTCTGGCAAGCTGGTCTAGCGGCATAACTTCTTCAGACATTTGCTTCTCCTGTTTTGTTGTCTAAGGTTGGACAGTTTACATGGAATAAATACGTTTGCAATACCCTTTCATGATTTAATTTCCGTATCGAACATACGTGTTAACAGTGAGTGGTCGCTCACTTTCCCCTCAAGTGCCTTGAACATTCGTTTCTCTATCGGAGAACTCTGAATATGCACGACAGTAACTTTGTCGGAGTCCTGCCCTTTGCGGTCAGATCGGGCGATACATTGGGTGTACTGCTCAACAGACATCAACGGGCCATAGAACACAACGGTATCAGCAGCGGTAAGCGTAATGCCATGCGCCGATGCCTGCGGCTGCAGGACAAGGATGCGCGGACTAGGCTCGTTCTGAAAGCGCCGGATGATGTCCCCACGCTTGCTTGGTGCAATGTCCCCGTGGATCATCTCGGTGCTGATCCCACGCTTCAACAGGTGGTTGCTTATCGTGTCGATGGTGCTGCGAAACAATGCAAATATCAGCACCTTGCGGTTTGTCTCCTCCAGAATTTCCTCAAGCACCGACAGCCGTGGCGCAGAGTCGAACTCCACTGTCTCATGCGTGTCCGTATAAGCAGCGCCAGCGCTGATCTGCAAGAGCTTACTGACCCCAGCCGCTGCATTGACCGCCGTGATGGTCTGCCCTGCAGCCTGCACCAGCATACGTTCCTTGAGCAGGTTGTAGTACTTGTTCTGCTGCAGCGTCATCGCCACCTCACGCACCTCCGTGATGACAGGGGGCAGGTCTAAGCACTGTGCCTTGGTGAAGCGTATCGCTGGCTGTAACGCAGCGAACACTTTAGCTGGCGCGTCTGCCTTGGGTGCCCACTTGAACATCGTGATCTTGTTCAGCACCATGTCCCGCCACGCAGTAAAGAACTTCGGCACCCCGTTAGGGTTCACCAGCTTGGCTAGGCCATACGCATCGGCAGGAGACTGCGATGCAGGCGTCCCGGTCATCATCCACAGCAGCGTGTGCGGCTGCAGAATTTTCTGAAGTGCCTTCCATCTTTTTGTTGTCGAGGTCTTGTAGAAATTTGCTTCATCGACAATGACCAAATCGAAGCGCCCATCGTTGCGAATTTCATCGGCTATCAGGTTCAACCCATCGTAGTTAATGATGACGAACTCGTAGTCACGCTGAACCATCTCGATACGCCGACTAGCTTGCGCATGGTGGGCAACAACTACGCTTCGGTGAATGATGCTGTTGCTGATGTCCGCAACCCACGCTGACTGCATGATCGACAACGGACAGATGACAAGGCACCTACGCACATCACCACGAGCCATCAGATAGTCAGCAGCCCACAGCGCACTGAGCGTCTTGCCTGTACCCGGCTCACTGAAACAGAACGCCTTGCGATGCATGGTGAAGAAACC